TATATGTAGAAAATGGGTTATATATATATTTCACGTACACGCGCGCCACAGGAAAGTCGTTTCTATTTACCCACCCCCCTCCTATATATATGTAATGAAGTCAAACTTTTCAGGTTTTGTTTGTGGCTGGTGTATACCTACTTAAATCTACTTATGCATATGAAGCACCGTTTTCGTTCTGCATTATTTTGCATTGCAAGGTACCTTGAGATGAGGAATAACTCCCGTCCCCATAACGTCAACCATTAAACGCCTGTATCGCGGCCATTACCCCCACCAAATCGCTACCTATCCCTCTGATAGCGTGGGCTGAGCCTATATTTTGTTGATAACATCCAACATCGAAAAAAAAATTTACCTCTCGCAGGCCGCATAAACGCTGGGATTTTAAAAATAATTGAAAAAAAACTTGACACGTATTAACATTCTGCCATATCATTGCAATGTCAAACGATAACAATGATGTCGGGACGTTCTTTGAAATACTGATTTACTGCTAGCCTAGGGATGACCACTAGTGCCGTACGAAGATGCGGCCGCAACATATGCGAACAAACAAGTGGGTGACCTTAGTACGCGGCGAATCAGGTTCGGATACCTAACCCTATGTGCCGACGGGCTTACCACTAAGTGGCCAAGGAGCGAAACCTTGCATAGGGACTAACCATTAACACTACACACTATGAAAACTATCTATGACCTACTGAACCTAATCGCTGAAGAACTTAAGCTAGCCGAAGGCAAGGTACACAAGTACACCTTTGATGTAGACCTAAAGCATAAATGGGTGAGCATGTACGAGCACGGCGAGATTAGCACCTACCTAGAGAACAGGTGGGGCACCAAGAAGGTGCACGAGCAGGACATTTTCACCATGAAGTCAATCGACACCGAGTCTCAGATACAAGAAGTTTATTGGTCTATCTACAATAACGGCCGGTCAAGCAAAGGTTAACTGATGAGTCCTTATTGGACGAAACGCGTATGAGCGAAGCGAATTCGCTTGCGCGTCTTAACCATAACTCAAAAGCAATGATTACAATTTTTGGAACACCTGCAAAGGATTTTAGAAGAGCCTGTGAGGGCGTTAGCACTGAGAGGCTAGAGAGCTCACTAAGAGAAGCTAGAAACGTTTGGGACAACAGACCTGAGAACGCGCCAAGAGATATGTTCTACGTGGTGCAAGTGATATCAAAGGTGCTGAGCAAGCGCTACATCAACGATGTACGAGCAATGGACTTTAGACCAATGAACCACATATGACAACACTAAATATCGGGCTGAACAACAACCCCAAGACCACAGAAGAGATAACGCAGACCCTGAACAAGCTAGTGGGTAGGGCTCCCGTCAAGCGGAGCCTTATCGATGGCGAGTACAAGGGCGACGTTGAGCCTACGCTAGTGCTAGTGTACGAGAACGAGCGCTTGACCCGCGTACAGCTACAGACGCTGTGCGAGCAGACGACGCAGGAAGCGATAGCGCTTAAGCGCGACGGCAAGGGCCGCTTAGTATTTAACCCTAACTACAGAGGGCAGAAGTTTACGTTTAACCAAGACTACTTTATTGAGCCATGATTGACCTAAGAAACCTAAGGCAGGTACGTTCGCTGAACGCACTGCTAGAGTACCTGTACAGCAGACACCACATAGTAGATAGAGAGTCTATCGAGGAGGTGGGCTACAACGAGTGGAGCGGCTACGTGTACGTGGTGTACGACGGCATAAGCCTAGCCCTATTCGAGGGGCGCACGGACGAGGAGCAGATACAGGTCTTCGCCTTCGACGAGCAGACCGGCGACGAGATCGCCTACGATAGTATTAACCATTATTACGAGCAATTCAAATGAAGACACTAACGGTAAAGCAGGCTGAGGCCTACATCACAAGGAACTACGGACGCCCTAGACACAACGTAGAGGCGCTAGTGAGCGCCTGCAGGGCGGTAGCTAAGGAGTACAAGCTAAACGCGGTGAAGCTATTTCACCTGCTGATAGAGAACGAGCCGATGACCGGAACCCACAGCTACGGGTTCCACACGGCCTACGGAAGAAACTTAATAGAAACCATTCAGTCAAACTACTATAAATTTAATTAAGATGAGCAAAGATATTATACCCGCAGTAAGTTGGTCAGGGCTAGACGTTCAGTCCTACCTAGAAATATACCATGAGATAGACGCTAAAGAATACGTAGCGAAGCAAGATAAGTTTGATAGCTTCTTTGACAACGAGATGAGGTCTGTGCTGCTATCATACGGAGATGAAATCGTTGAGTTCATCAACAGTAAGATTCATGAATACGTAGAAGAAAATAAGGAAGAGATAATCAAAGAAATTAAGCAGATATGAACATAGAAAGCGACTGCTGCGGTGCATCACCGTGGCTTAACAACGAGGACCTAGGCATATGCGGTGCGTGCAAGGAGCACTGCGAATTTATCGAAACACAATGAGACACCTACACTACGACGAGCTAACCACTAGGCAGAAACAGATAGCCATAGAGGAGCACAGAGAGATCAACCTGTACGACGGTTGGTGGCTAGAGACATACGATATGTTTCAGGACATGGGTATAGATATCATATACCACAGCAGAGATGCCGCGAGCATCAAGCTATACCTACCACCTGAGCAGGTGGCTGAGGAGATAGTGCTGATGATGAACAACAACGATCTAGCTAACATAGCTAGGGACTACAAGCAGGACGGCGACCTAGAGGCCTTCATCGACAAGCTAGAGGACGAGATAGTTGAGTGGCTAGCGGACGAGGAGGACCACCTATCGTCGGACGATCAGGTAGAGGAAACGATAATAAATCACGGACTTAAATTTTGGACACTATGACACGAAAGTACTACTTCGACCCCGACACCATAAGGGTGCTACTTAACAAGACACCTAAGGAGGTCTTCACCTTCTGTATGAAGAACTGTGATTGGGAGGACGCTAGGGACCTAGCGGACATCTTCTCGGACCTTGTAGACCAGATAGAGTTTAACCGTAACGAAGCATAGATATGGAAGAAGAGTTAGAGTTCCTTAGGGCTAGAGTAGCCGCTATGGAGAAGGAGATATACAACCTGAACATCGAGGTGCTGAACCTTGAATTTAAACTATCACAGCATGACACAGAATGACTTTCAATTCATCTGCGACGACGTGGGTGTACTACCGGAGATAGCGCTTGAGCATGACCTTGTTCGCGCCGTACTCAAGGACGACGTTTCTCGTCCTAGCCTATCCAACCAACTGAAGCTATCCACCTACCTAAGAGAGAACGTATGATACGGGACATCATAGAAGGGTGGGCGAACGTTGTCAAGGACAGGTTCAACCAACTAGACCCCGATACCAAGAGGCTATCGGAGGACAGGCTACTGCTATGCGATAGCTGTGACATCAGAACAGGTAACACGTGTGACCCCCGCAAGAAGGGCGAGCACGTAGCTACAGGACAGCTTGTAGGTGGTTGCGGTTGCAACATCTCAGCTAAGACTTTATCTACTAACTCTAAATGCCCACTAGGAAAATGGTAAGACTCGTAGTACAGGAACGTTTCGGGCGCTACAAGATAACAGGTAGCATCGGGAACAACTACGTAATCTATGAGGTAGAGCCCCTAGACGATAAGTACATCATCGACTGTCAGACGGTAACATCCGTTCTATCTGACGAAGAGGTGTTCACTATCATCAAACTCTATCATGGATTCGAGAACAGGATTAATTAAACTAATTTTTTGGACAACTTTATTTATTTTACTAACTATTTAATTCAATTTACAATGACAAATTTCGAGAACATCAAGAACGTAAAACAGTTACTTAGCTCTAAGGTTAGGTACAGATCATCAACCACACTAGCTAAGGACAGCGGTGCGTCGTACTACTTCATTAAGGCACTACTTGAGACCAACATCATAGGCAAGGTTGGCAGTACCTACGTGTGGCTTAAGGAGGAGGAGATAAACATCCGCACCTTCAATAACCTTAAGAGCATCGCCTCTAGGATCAAGAGAGATATAAAGAACAAGACAAAGCGCGTTGCGACTAACGCCGAGCGTGTGGTATCACATCAGGTTACCGCGGGTAACGGCATCACCATCAACTTCAGTAACGGTAAGGCTATCGTACGCAGAAACGGACGATCTATCGAGTGCGACGACCTTCAGTCTGTTGAATCTTTGATTAAGTTTATATCTTGATAAGGGAGCTGTTGATAGTCGCCTGCGTTACAGCGACGATATATCACGCAGATCCTGCTCAGTGTAACGAAGACTACCTGACCACAGCGTCACTTAAGACCATAGAAGACCCATACAAGCCTGAGAGGTGGATAGCGGTAAGCAGAGACCTTGAGGCTGATGGGTTCACTATGGGGAGCAAGGTGATCGTGTCGGGAGCGGGTGATATGGACGGAGAGTGGACCATAGAAGACCGAATGAACAAGCGGTGGAGGAACAGAATAGACTTCCTCGTATCGAAAAAAAGACGGTTCGGCAGGTGGGACAACGTGACCATAAAGCTGAAAATCGACACCAGATAGGTAAATCGACACCAAATCGACATCTCGGAAGGCCTGTAAATACAGGGGGGTGTCGAAAATGTCGATTTTACTCTATATGAGAGAGCCAAAGAAAAATAAAAGTAGTATTAAAAAATAAAAAAGAAGTATATGAGAAAAACGACACCATACCTTGGGGTATCGAGGGGGCAGAAGAAGTGGATAGCTAGGATCAAGTACAACAACGAGACGGTTCAGCTTGGGTACTACGACGACCCTAAGGACGCGGCCAAGGCTTACGACCTGTTCGTGATAAAAAATAATTTAAGCAGGAAGACAAACTTTTTTAAGAGAAAGCTTGTTTAGAATGGTTTATAAACATATATTTGTGAAAAGAAATGGAACACATCTGGAATGAATTTGTAGAGCGCGGAGCGGATCTAAGTACAAGAGACTACGAGGCGCGACTGTATCAGGGGTTGAAGATGGTGAAGGACGAGGACGGGTTCCATATGCTGTCCACCGAGAGTGACTTCTACGTCAAGGTAGGTAACGACATCGTCACGATCTTCTTGGAGCAGGGCTTCGATGAGGGGGTGAAGGCCTACAAGAGGGACAAGTACCTCAGGCAGATCAGAGACTTCGGTGGGTCTAAGTACATAACAAACGCCCTAACTAAAAAGCTAGAGAACCTATGACAACCAAGGTAGAGACAAACGAGGAGTACCACGCGAACAAGCGTTACCTATCATCATCAGCGGTGAAGACCATAGCGTCTATGTCGGTGTACCACCTGTTGCACTCTACCCCGTACAAGGAGTCTGAGGATATGTTCCTCGGCACGGCTGTGCACGCTAGGTTCCTAGAGCCTAACGAGTACCTGAAGAACTACCTAGTGATGGAGCCTATGAACAGGACGTACAAGGCAGGAAAGGAGCTGTACGCTGAGTATCAGAAGACAGGCAAGCTACTGCTGAAGGCTGAGCACGGAGGCGTGATCACCGGACTAGAGAACAGCGTAAGAGATAGCCCACTGGTGCAGATGTACCTGCAGGGGGAGGTCGAGCTGTCGCACTACTCCGAGTACATGGGCGTCAAGGTGAAGGTAAGACCAGACGTGAAGAACCCTGAGTTCCTGTCGGACATCAAGACCTGCCAGAACGCATCGCCTAAGGCATTCAGACGCGACGTGTACAAGTACAACTGGCACATTCAGGCGGCGTTCTACTGCGAGGTGCTCGGCTACACGATGGATCAGTTTAAGTTCATAGCGATGCAGAAGAACTACCCCTACGACGTGGTGCCCTACACGCTATCTGAGCAGATGCAGGAGGAGGGCTACGAGCTGATGGTAGGAGCGGTATCTAAGTGGAAGAACTACCTAGAGACCGGATACATCGAGCGCTTCGACAGCTGGCCGAAACATCAGGACGGCACACTAATACTTTAGCCCAAGCGAGGGGGGCTTGTCCCTCGCATCAAATACACTTTTTTTTATGGCAAGATTTGCCCACACTAACGAGAGCCCTAAGAGCTCTAACCCAACGACCAAGTACCTAGCTTGGAAATCTGTAGATAAGCAGTTCAGCTACTACGACAAAGCTTCAGGCGACAACATCGCTGTTGAGCTTCCGTTGCGCTTTGTTTTCCTACAGCACTACCACACCATAAAGGGGTGGAACGATGCCACGCAGACGGGTATCTACTCTAACGAGGTGTTCTACATCGGTAAGGAGAACCTAAGCGTTCAGACCTTCAAGGGTAAGAAGATCGCTAGCGGGCTCTACAAGGACATCAAGCCTGATGTTGTTGCCGCCGGAGGTAAGTACCACCGATCTGTGTACGTAATGCTAGAGGACGGATCTGTCGCTAACATCGCGCTCAAGGGTGCGGTCGTGAAGGAGTGGTCTGACTTTATGGAGGCCTCTAGGAACCTCATCGACAACCAGTGGGTTGAGGTCACTTCGTCTAAGGACGAGAAGAAGGGAAGCGTTAAGTACAGCGTACCTGTGTTCTCGCTAGGCAAGCCCTTAAACGTTGATCAGTCAAACCAAGCGGACTCCGCCGCAGGTGCGCTTAAGAAGCACATGGACAACTACTTCTCTAACGACCTAAGAGAGATCGAGGTCGAGGAAGAAACACTAGAGCTAGACATCTAGTAACCACCCTGCCTGAGGTTCGACTCCTTGGCAGGGATCTACATCGGGAGTTTTTCCATATTTGAGTTTTTGGTTAATTAGTCAGTGACGGGGTGTGTGACCCGAGCACCCTAGATCTGGCGTCTCTAAATCTATTTAAATGAAAAAATCAAAACTAGGAAGGTACAGCTTAGAGCTCTACTCATCAGTATCTTGGTGGCAGATAAACGTGTTACCAGCACTAGAGATAAGCTACGACCACTCAGGTGTCTATATCGTAGTATCGTTCTTATTCTTCGAGGCATACGTATCTTTTGTCGACGAGGTTAAGGAGCAGGAGTGGATTAACAAGTACTTCAAGGAGGAAGAATGAGGTACGTACTTACGGTAGTGTTCTTCTTGGCGCTTTCACTACTTAACGGGCTACTGCCTGTAAACGTCAACACCATCATCTTAGCATTTATAATCGTAAAACTAATCGGCGATGAGCAGAAAAAATAAACCTGTGTTCACGGGCGTACTGAAGTACTTCCCTGACGCGATACTAGAGGTAGCACGCACCTCTTGGGCTGGAAACCAGCAGCACCACCCCGATAAGCCACTGCACTGGGACAGGGGTAAGTCCAGCGACCACTTGGACGCGCTATCACGACACCTGATACAGGCCGGACAGATAGACGACGACGGTATAAGACACTCAGCCAAGGTAGCTTGGAGAGCCCTAGCGAACCTACAGATGGAATTAGAGAAGGCTGGACAAACCAAAATTATTGAGCAATGACAGAAAAAGATTTATTTGAATTAGGATTTGAGAAGGAAACTGACTATGACGATGTAGCTAAAAAGGAATACATCACATACAGTCTTGTGGGTCAGTTTGGTAACTTGTTTTGTTCTTGGTTAGACACCATTGATGTATTCCAAGATGATGAGGTAAATGATGGTAAATGGACGTTGTGTATAGCAAGCAACTCGTATAAGGAAGTCAATCTTGAGAAACTTAAATGGTTACTAAAAACCCTCAGAGAAATAGATGTGGTTCTGCCAAACATAGAGTAAGCCTATAAACTTACATATTGTGGTATAAATTAAGCGTATAAGCTAACCACAAACTCTAAAACAAAAACGCAACAAACTCTAAAATGAACAGAAAAGATTTTTTAAAAAGCATCGGTGCGTTGTCTGCAGTTACGGTTATTGCACCGGTTGCTATACACAAAACGATTCAAGAAAAAAGACCGGTAGAACGTATGCGTATAGACTCAAGAGGGAATATTGGAATAAGAACAAACTTGTAGATATGACAGAGCAAGAACTAATTGACCTAGGATTCGAGAGACAGGATGAGGGGGAAGGCAACTGGGCCGAACCATTCTACTACTACGTATACGACTTTGATGAGGATGTGTACCTGCTTACTCCAGCTCACGACGAGATAGAGGACGGTAAATGGATAGCCCAGTTTATGGAGAGCAGGGTAATATTTGAAGACGCAAAAGAACTGAGTTTATTTATTAATGTAATGAAGAGAAATGAAAAATAAAGATATCATTGAGAAGGTTTCTAAAGAGTTTGGGGTAGATATAACAAAGAGATCGAGAGCGAGGATCTACGTGTACGGAAGGACGGTCTACTATAAGATAGCGAGAGATATGTTCAACAGGACCCTCAGTAGTATCGGAAAAGATGTAGGCACAGACCACGCGACAGTGCTTCACGCCATACGCAACGTGTTCCCTACCATAGTACGCTTCGAGCCGGATGTAGTGAAGTCCTACAACAGGCTGTGTAAGGAGATAGACTTCGAGCAGGGGCAGATCGAGACCATACCTGCATCGCATGAGGAGGCCAAGAGAGAAGTCGCCAACCTGAGGTACAAGCTGAAGATCGTTGAGGAGGAGAACCGCAGGCTAGTGAAGGTAGGTAACTTCGAGGACCTCATCACACGCATACCTGAAGATAAAGTAGAACTTGTCAGGCTAAGGCTTGACGCAATCATTAAGATGCTATGACCGTAACTATATTTAGCAACATCAAGGAGACGTCCACGCCGTTTCACAGAGACGTGAAGGTTGTCTTCGATAGGATACAGACGGGCAAGTACGCCGACCTTATCAAGCAGATCCGTAAGGAGAAGGATAAGACCAAGCGTAACGAGCTGAAGAAGGGGCTCCCTGCGATCTGTTTCTCGGGTACGTTCCAGAAGAGAGCGGACGACGCGATCATCGAGCACAGCGGACTGATCTGCCTTGACTTCGATGGCTACAAGACCAAGCGAGATATGCTTGAGTTTAAGGAGACCCTGAAGGAGGACGCTCACGTGATGGCTGTGTTCGTTAGCCCTAGCGGCGACGGTCTAAAGGTGATCGTTAAGATCCCTTCTGAGATAGAGAACCACAAGCGGTACTTTGATGCGCTGGAGAAGTACTTCGGGTGCCCTGAGTTTGATGTGACCTCTAAGAACATCAGCCGTGTGTGCTACGAGTCGTACGATCCGGAGATCCACATCAACCTAGAGTCTGACGTATGGACCAAGCTATCTGAGGAGGAGTCTAAGCCACTGGATATGAGGTCTATACGCACCACCATACCGATCAGGGATGAGAACAAGATAATGGACAGGCTGATGAGGTGGTGGGAGAAGGAGTACGGTCTAGTCGAGGGAGCTCGTAACAACAACGTGTTCGTGCTTGCCGCGGCGTTCAACGACTTCGGTATCAGTAAGTCTCTGGCTGAGTACGTTATAATGCAGATGCAGTCCTCTGACTTCCCGGCATCAGAGATAAAGAACACCATAGAGTCTGCCTACAGGAACAGAGCTGCGCACGGAACAAAGTTCTACGAGGACGAGAACGAAGTTCATCGGATCAAGTCAAGGATCATAAGCGGCGCGTCCTCGAAGGAAATAAAGAAAGACCTAATAGAGCTTAGCGTAGCTGAAGAAGACGTCGATGAGGTGGTGGAGTCCATAGAGAAGAACATGTCCGTGAGTAAGTTCTGGACGGTATCTGACAAGGGGGCTGTTAATATCATACACTACGTATTCAAGGAGTTCCTTCAGCAGAACGGTTTCTACAAGTACGCGCCACACGGTAGCGACAAGTATATGTTCGTCAAGGTGACCAACAACCTTATCGATAAGGCTGCTGAGGAGGACGTGAAGGATATGGTGCTAGGCTACCTAGAGAAGTTCGAGGACCTGTCCATCTACAACTACTTCGCAGACAAGACGCGGTTCTTCAAGGAGGACTTCCTGTCCCTGCTAGACACGGTGAACATCCACTTCGTCGAGGACACCCTTGATATGTCGTTCATCTACTTCCGCAACTGCGCGCTAAAGGTTATGAAGGACAGCTTGGAGCAGATAGACTACGTGGACCTTGGTGGGTTCGTGTGGAGAGATCAGGTGATAGATAGGGACTACATCCCTGCAGACAATGACGACTGTGACTTCAAGGGGTTCCTGTCTAACATATCTGGAGGCAGTGAGGAGGCTATACTGTCGTTCAGGTCTACCATAGGTTTCCTTATGAGCGGCTACAAGGATCCGGGCTTCTGCCCATCTGTGATACTAAACGACGAGGTGATCACCGACAACCCTGAGGGAGGTACGGGTAAGGGGCTGTTTGTTCAGGCTATAAGCAAGATGAAGAAGGTGTCGTACATCGACGGTAAGACCTTCTCGTTCGACAAGCAGTTTGCGTTCCAGACCATATCTACCGACACGCAGGTGATATCGTTTGACGACGTCAAGAAGGGCTTCCCTTTCGAGAGACTGTTCTCTGTTATAACTGAGGGTATCACCCTTGAGAAGAAGAACAAGGACGCGATAAAGATACCTTTCAGGCACAGCCCTAAGATCGTGATCACGACCAACTACGCGATAAGCGGTAAGGGTAACTCCTTCGAGCGCCGTAAGTGGGAGCTTGAGTTCAGGCAGCACTACAACAAGGACTACACCCCCGTGGATGAGTTCGGTATGCGGCTGTTCGACGAATGGACAGAGCAGGAGTGGCTTGCGTTTGATAACTACATGATCAGCAACCTACAGCTGTACCTAGAGAGCGGGCTTGTTAAGTCTGAGTTCAAGAACCTAGGCATACGTAAGCTTGCCTCTGAGACCTGTCACGAGTTCATCGAGTGGCTAGGACTTGTTGAGGGCACCAAGTCTGCGGATGTTATCGTGTACGATAAGAGGATATTTAAAGACGACCTGTATAATGATTTTATTACTGATAACCCTGACTTTGCTCCGAAGGCGAAGATGACTATATCTAGAACACTGTTCTACAAGTGGCTGCTTGCGTTCGCTACCTTTATGGATGGCGTTGAAGCTGTGGAGGGCAGAGATAAGTTAGGGCGATGGATAGTGTTTAAAACTAAGGAAGATGCCGTACACGAAGGAGAACTTGTATTTTAGAGTAAGCCCAGAGGTCCACGAGGAGTACCTTAACTTCAAGTGGTGCATCGATAACGACTTCAAGGTGTTTGTACGTACACTCAACGGTGTAACTAACGAGTGCAAGATCGTTGTACAGCGCGGAGGTATAACCACCGAGGGTCAGGAGATGAAGATGGTGAACGGAAGGCTCAAGAAGAGTATCTCTATTGAGTCTTCTACCACCTACAAGACACAGAAAGAGGCGCAGGCGGCGCTACCGTCTATATATAAAATGTTAAAAGAAAAATATGGATAACAAGTTAGATTTAGTTAACGAAGAAAATTTAAAGCGAATTCAATTAAAAGCTTATGGTGAACGGGATCCACTGTGGGAGCTAAAAGAGTTAAGAGGCATCTTAGGTGATTCTGCGATGGAATATTCAGTCGTAAATCAAGTTTGTCGCATGATAGAGGGTGTAGCAGATAACTTGCATCACAATACCAACTACGCCAACAAGCTCCTTCTAAAGGATATAGTATTTATTATTGATTTTCTTAACGGCGACAATTAAATGGTTGAGTTCAGAGACTACCAGAAAGACATCATAGAGAGGGGTGTGGGTATCCTTGAGAAGCACAGGATGCTCTACCTCGCTATGGAGGTGCGCACAGGTAAGACACTTACCAGTTTGGGAATAACTAACAGACTAGCTAGTGGTACTAAGGTACTGTTCATCACCAAGAAGAAGGCTATATCTTCTATAGTCAGCGACTACGATCTGCTTTCTCCGGACTACCTACTGACGGTGATCAACTACGAGAGCCTGCACAAGGTACCTCAGAAGGGGTGGCACACGATCATAGTAGACGAGGCACACTCGCTAGGAGCTTTCCCTAAGGCGAGCACCAGAGCGAAGCTAGTGCGTCAGCTGATGATAGTGAACAACCCGTACGCTATCTTTCTGTCAGGCACCCCTACTCCGGAGTCCTACTCGCAGATGTACCATCAGGTATATGGTGTACCTAGCAACCCGTTCTCTGCGTACAAGAACTTCTACAAGTTCGCTTCAGAGTACGTGAACGTGACGCAGAAGAAGATCAACGGGTTCAACATCAACGACTACTCTGACGGTAGACCTGAGATCACGGAGGCTATGAGTCCGTACACGATCTCCTACACGCAGTCACAGGCTGGGTTTGAGTCGACCATAGAGGAGGAGGTTCTGTACGTAGATATGCAGGACAACACCTACGCGATGTGCAAGAACCTTAAGCGCAACCTAGTAATAGAGGGCGCTAGCGAGGTGATACTGGCGGATACAGGCGCTAAGCTTATGTCTAAGCTGCACCAGATGTACAGCGGAACGGTTAAGTTCGAGAGCGGTAACAGTATGGTGTTTGACTACAGCAAGGCTGAGTTTATTAGGTGGAAGTTTGACACAGAGCGCCTAGGTATATTCTACAAGTTCAAGGAGGAGTACAACGCGCTTAAGAAGGTGTTCGGTAGCGATATCTGTGACAACCTAGAGGACTTTGACTCGGGTAAGTGTAAGCACATAGCCTTACAGATCGTTAGCGGTCGTGAGGGTATATCCTTACGCAACGCAGACTTTATCGTGTTCTACAACATCGACTTCAGCGCTACCAGCTACTGGCAGGCTAGGGATCGTATGACCACCAAGGACAGGAAGCACAACAAGATATACTGGGTGTTCGCTAACAACGGTATAGAGAAACGCATCTACAAGGCGGTCAGCAACAAAAAAGATTACACGCTGTCTCATTTTAGAAGTGATTTGATATCTTTGTAATATGACTGAGCAGCAGATTCAGAAGAAAAGGATAGACCAGCTCGAGAAGCAGGGCTACTATGTGATCAAGCTGATAAAGACAAACAGGAACGGGATTCCTGACGTCTTAGCTATACCACCTGACGCTGCCGTTATATTTTCAGAGATAAAGACCCAGAAGGGCAGGCTTAGCCCTATTCAACAGTACAGACTAAAAGAACTAGAAGGCTATGGATTTACAACAGAAGTCTATAGAGGCGATTGATTCGATTACCGTCTCTTACTTTGCCGACTCGTACCTAAACGAGGACTGGCACGATATGAAGTGGAACATCATCGACGCGCTATCTTACGTTAAGCCGGACTACGACGTGGTAAAGACCAAGACCGTAGCCTTCGTGGTTGAGGAGGACTACTACTTCGCTGCTACTATTATATACGAGACACCCACAGACGTTGTGGTCTACGATGTATTTGAGATCGACCTGAACATGTTCCTAGAGTTTGTATCTGAGGGTGCTTGGATCGATCCTAAGTTATCAACAGAGTGTTAATATCTTTACTGTAATCTGGGTCACAATAGTTAATAACTTTGTGATACATAATGAGCTACGAACAAGACAGACTAAAAAGAATTAACATCCTTATGGGTGAGCTTCACGGCGTGTGCGACGATATCTACGAGGCGCTGTGTGATCAGGACTTCCCTTCTGTTGAGTACAATCTGAGAAAGCTATCGGATCTGGTAGACTACATCAGGAAATCTATATCCAATGAAATTTAAACAAGAAGCGATTGAGATGCTAAGGGCTGGACAAACACCAGCTAAGGTAGCAAAATCAATACAAGACAGCGGCCTCTACGACAAGAGCTACCACGCGCTATACAATATCGTGTGGTACTGGAACAAGAGGCTTGACGCTGAGAAGAACAACCCAGCGCTAGCAAAGGAGTGTGAGTCGATAGGGATACCTATAGAGAACGTACAGCACGGATGGTACAAGGGCAAGCACTGGTCGATAGCTTTCAAGGCTGAGAGTAACGGTCCAACCTTTGAGGAGATGCTCAAGGACCACATAGACGCTGTAGAGAGTCACACATTTACGTACCCTAAGATAGTTAGGGAGCATAAAGGGTTAGGTAACCTGCTGGTGATCGATCCGGCAGACATTCATATCGGTAAACTTGCTTCATCTTTCGAGACGGGCGAGGACTACAACAACCAGATAGCCGTAAAACGCGTTTTAGAGGGTGTTGAAGGCATTATCGAGAAGTCTAAGGGGTTCGATATAGACCAGATAGTTTTCGTGGCAGGAAACGACGTCCTACACATCGACTCGCCGAGACGAACAACTACCTCTGGCACACCGCAGGACACAGATGGGATGTGGTACGACAACTTTTTGATCGCCAAGAAGCTTTACATCGACGTGATAGACAGGCTGATGACCATCGCTGACGTACACTTCATGTACAACCCATCGAACCACGACTACACCCACGGGTTCTTTTTAGCCGACTCTATTCAGACGTGGTACAGGACCTGTGAGAACATTACCTTCGATGTGAGCATCGCTCACCGTAAGTACTACACCTACGGAGACAACCTGATCTGCACGACGCACGGCGACGGAGCGAAGTGGCAGGACCTAGGTAAGCTTATGTCTGTGGAGTGCGACAGGTGGTTAGGTGGTAAGAACCAGAAGCGTTACGTGTACACGCACCACGTGCACCATAAGATCGTTAAGGACGACATAGGCGTAACCATAGAGAGCTTACGCAGCCCAAGCGGAACAGACGGGTGGCATCATAGAAACGGGTATCAGCACGCCCCTAAGGCTGTTGAAGGATTCATTCACGACAAGAACCACGGGCAGATAGCCCGACTAACACACCTATTTTAATGGCGCAGCTTAACGCGAATACACCATACATTCAGGCATACATACGAAACGAGTACATCAAGGATAGCGATGGCCTGACCGAGGGGTATATATTTGGCGTTAAGTCTATGCTTAACAGGCCGCTGCACTTCCACTTTCAGTCTTCGTTTGGAGCTGTGTTCTGGAATATGCCTATAAGCGCGTTCGTTCACTCAGAGGAGTATGACGTGCTCTCCGTTGATGAGGAGAAGAGGTTGTCCTTACTGCAGACGTGGGACTGCCAGTCTAACAACATAGCCGTAACTACGTTTGCGTTTCTTCAGAATAAGTCTGTAGAGGTCTTCTGCAGGGATAAGGTCTGGAGGAAGGGTAGGTATGTGTTCACTATAGACGACTACGAGGGTGACCTCAACGAGATAAATGTAGGCTACTCAAACGACCAGGACTCTAAGTGCTACCACTTTATAGTGCTGGATGACGGTAACTTTTGCTTGCAGCCTAATAACCTTCTAAGGTGGCACAACCCAGACTTCATCGTGCCCTACGACAAGGAGAACCCTCCAAGGCTTTCTATATACAAAGAGCAACTGACCTCAGAGGACATCGATCGTACCTACGGTAACTCTCCGTACTACTTCTACAACAACAGCTAGTCGTAAGGCATATCAGGTATCTCACCTAAGATAATACCTCTAAGTACGTACTTAGGTATGCGAGAGTCAAGCATCTTCTGCTGTACATCTCTCTCATCTATACCGAAGTAAAGCGCTCCGTTGTAGTGCTCGATAGCTTCATCGTATACGTTCTTCCACTTCTCGTTGACCCTATCGTATACCTCATTTCTTTGCTCTATCGTTATCTCTCCTCTCTCGTATTGTCTTTTTGCTCTAGAGTAGTCTGATGAAGATTCGTAAGCCCTGTCTCTTATATCATATGACTTATATCCAAGTACATCTAGTACGTCTACACTGTGCTCCTTAAATCCAGTAAACTGACCTATTACTTCGTTACCGGGGTTCTCTGACTTAGCTATCTTTTTTGCGGAGGTGATGGTACCAGGTTCATAGGTCTTCCATATCCTAGACAACACCTTCTCAGTAATCTCTTCGCTGGTGTCTCCTTCTTTAAATATAGGCCTTCCGTTTCCGTCTCTGTTAGAGATCATTTCGGTCAACTGAGAGAATAATATATCTGGGTTTGTCCAAGGCTCAGCAGCTTCTCCTAGAGCATTTATAAGACCCTCTCTAAAACTATCGCTAGAGTAATAGGCATTGAAAACCTTGGTCATATATCCATGAGGATCAGATGCGCTAATACTTCTGTACTTAAACACTCCGTCCTTGATCTCTGTAGGAGCTATGGTTGAATATTCATCCCAGAATGGCAAGAACTTACGTGCCTGATCTAAGCTTTCTTCCTCATCATCTCCAGAGTTCATTCCCCAAAGAACTACGATACCCGCCTTCACAGCGGCTAGTGCCATTATACCAGCTAACCTGTTTATACCTATAGCCCTGGTCTTAGGATCAGCGATCTCCTTCATCGTAAGATCTATGGTATTGTAAGATGTACGTACAGATTCAGAGGTGAACGAGATAAAGGTACCTGCGATAGGTATAGCTTTCAATAGCTTCACGTATCCACCTATTCTTCCGTAGTTAGGTAGCGTATTCTTTACGATAGCTGCTGCTTTATCCGAAACCTCTTTTGATTCAGCTTCTGTAAGCTGGTTAGGGTTCTTCTTGAATAAAGCTTTAGCGTACTTAACTTTCTCTGATTCATATGCGGCGATCTTGAAGAAGTCATCCTCTACCTGATATGCTTTCTGAGCCATACCAAAGAATGATCTTCCCTTAGTTACAATCCTATCCCATCCTTTCTGAGCGCTTCTATCTATCATCACATCCTCGAATGTTTTTCCAGAGGACAGAAGTTCTTTTACCTCGTTAAGTGTGGTGCTCTGATTGATGATACCGAGCCTTGTGTACTCGTCCATCTTATTAAGGAGCTCTTGACCGCCATCCTTACTGTACTCAGCCCTTAAAACGTTGATAGCTTCGTTGAATGCTTTGAAACTAAAGTTACCGTTGGCGATCATAAAAGGTATGTTACCTATGATGTTCTTAGCGTGAGTACCTAATGATAAGATGGTCTTAGTGTACTTAACCGCTCCTACAGATTTAAGGTAGTAGTCATATATAGGTTGAGCTTTTCTAAGGTTGACATCTATTATTCCGCTAGCCGTCATAGCCTCTGCGACATCCTTGGTGGTATACATACCAGCTAAGATATCCATACTCTTAGAAGACTCTCCAGCTATCTTTACATTATATATACCCGTTGGCTCGGTGAATAGATATACGCCTTCACCTTCTTTTCTAAGCTGCTTCTGATAGTTCTGACTAGCTATGATAGAAGCTACCTTCTGGATACTTCTTACGTAGTTCATAGCAGGATCGCCATACTCTCCCATAAGAGCTCTGATCTCAGCAGGTATATCCTTACGCTGTTCAAGTGGCTTAAGATTCTTCGATCCAAGCTTAGACTTCATAACGAACTCGTTACCCTCGTCTTGATTAAGGATCTCATCGATCGCTCTATCTACCCTTCTTTCTAGAACGATATCTACAGGTACACCAGATCTTAGTGACTCGGTCTCAGCATACTCTCTATATATATCTCTAAGCTTATTCTTAGCAGCTTGCTTTACTTGGTTGGTTACTTTCTTAGCGTAGTTCTTGTTATCGAATATCTCATAAGACCTATTAAGATAAGATCCTAGGTTATTTATGATATTCTGTCTAGATTCTGTAGAAGGAATAGCTCCTGAGTCCACAAGCTTCTTAGAAAGATTGTCTAGGTGTCTACGCATATCCGATACCATAGGTATCATAGCATCTGGCACACCGTGATCCTGCTCTCCGCGCATAAACGCGTCTATAGCGCTGATGATCTTCTTAGGATCCTTATCACCTTTTATAGCGTTCTCTATCCTCTTTACGTTCTTTCTGGCTATACGTATCTCAGCCTCTATAGCTCCTTCCTTGTACTCAGATAAGGTCTGCATAGATAGTGGTCTGTATCCTCTACCAGACATCCACGTCTTGTATACGTTGTCTAGGAAGTTAACGACTACATTTCTAGATGGATCGAATAGTCCTTCTGCCTTCTGTTTAGCTCTTCTCTGCTCCTGATTGATGCGATCTAGTATCTCGACACCTTCTCTTACGTCAAGCTTGTTGTCAGCTAGGTATTTAAGAATAGATTCGTCAGATATACCATTAGCTTTAGCTGTTCTAACTACCTGTCTTACGTTTGATACCTGCTCTCTTACCTTAAGCTGAAGCCCTTTTACGGACATACCTACGCTTGGAGGATATATTCTTAGCTCAGATTCTTTTGGTATAGCCTGACCTGTTTCAGGATCTATGAAGTTGTCGTTCCAGTCGAGTCTATCTTTAAGGATATGTACAACTGTTTTCTGACCCTCCTCAGACTGTATAGCTCTAGGATAAGATTCATGAGCGTCAGAGTCCACCGCTTTTACTCTACCATTTAGCTCTAGTATAGCGTATACCTGTCCCCCTGTATTTCTTCTTACTCCTTCTTTTAGTATAGGCTCAGTGAACATCTCAGATATAGCCTGTATCATATTGGCTGTAGATATCCTTACCTTACCTGTCTTACTGATACCCTTGAAGTACTTGTTCTGTATGCCTGTACTGAATATCTCTCCGAACTGTTTAACAGAGACCTCATTGTTGTTTATGAAGTCTACCATATTTGAAATAAGAGAGTTAACGAAGACCTTTCTATCGGCAAAGGTTGCTGATGGAAGTTTCTCTCTTACCTGAACTAACACATCGTTTACGTTCTCGCTTTTCTTTATGTTAAGACCTAGACCAGTGGTTCTATCACTTACCTCAAGTGTTTTGTTTGATGCTTCGATGATGCCTTTTCGCACCTCATCTTTCTTTATCTTGAACCTTCTGTCTACAGCCTTTGACATAAAAAAGTCTACAACTGCATTAGACATAGTAGTATTATAAAGCAGCTTATCATAAGGAGCTGAGGTGAGTGCCATAAGCACTCTACCGTTATTTCTTTCGTAGATCTCATTGAGATCCTTAGCCATCTTGTTAGCAGCTCTTTCAGTGCTCGCCCAGAAGAAACCTTCATCGTGGAACTTGATAGGATAGAATATACCACCCTTACCTTCGACGATGACCTCATCACCTTTCATTATGGTCCCAGAGAACGCCGCATCAGGTTGATGTAGCATCAATATATCCCCATCAAAGTCAGCTAAGCTTCTATCTCTTGTAATGAATCCCTGCTCCTCTAGTGACTTAAATCGCTCTGAGTTCTTATCGTATATAAATGAAAGTCCGCTTATAGGGTCCTTGAAGTTGGCCTGGAATCGTTTAGCCATCTTAGCACCTATGGTCTTAGGATCACCTAGCACATCTATATCTTCGAACGCGATCTCTTCTCCAGCAGCTAGCTTACCTGATATGGTGTTTAATACATCTATAACCTCAGCATCTGTGAACTGTACAAGTCCAAGTGCTTTTGCTATGCTATCTAACCATCTCTTGATGGTGCTCTGCGTGTTTGTGGGAAGCGATGTATACTCATCAGCTAACTTACCTACGAGCTCAGCTAATTTTTCTTCAGACTGAATATTGTTATCGTAGTCAGCAGCGAACTCATTAAGGTACTCCTTGAGCTCGAACGGAGCGTTTCTAGATACCGCCTTTATCATCTTCTCCGTAAGAGCCTTAGCTTCTGCATCGGTCTTAACGTAGTTAGTAAGTATGGCGTGGAATGCTTCGTGAGCCACGGTTCTTCCGTTAGCTTTCTGCTTATTTATGCTCACCACCCTTGTGATAGGGTCGTAAGATCCTGAGGCGGTGTTACCTGTTGCTCTGGTATACTCTTGCTCTGTTTCATAGACCAGGAACTGTACATCTGGAGCGATTTTAGATAGCGCCTTAACGGCATTATCTACACGTTCTTGAACGTTCTTGGTTCCTAGTATATCTGATAGCTTATCTACCTCTACCTGAATAGGATCCTGAGTTACCTCCTCGAATACGAACTCATCAGGAAGTAGACCGATCTTCTGGTCAGCGAACTTCATGGTGTCGTAGGCTTGCTCGGTTTTCTTCTTAGCCTCCTCTAGTAGTCGGATCTTTTCGTTTACATCAGTGGTTCTATTAGCCTCAGCTCTTAGAGCTCTAGCTTCATCTCTTATAGCGAAAGCTTTGTCGTTTACGCCAGAAAAGTTAACCCAAGAGTTCTGTCCCCTTGTCTCTGTGGTCATCGCTCTTCTGGCTGTAGGTGAGTACATCTGAGAGTGTACCTGCCAGGCGATCTCTTCTCCTCTTGGACCAAATGAGTTTCCTACCTTGGCGTGTCCAAAGAAGTCGTGTACGAATCTAAATACGTCGTTTACAAGCAGCGGTTGACCGTTAGCGTCGGTAAGGCCACTGTCTCTGAGCATTGGGTTAGAAGCTCTCTGCTCTTCTGTGATAGCTGTGTCTCCGAACCCAGCCTCCGTAGAGAATATCTTCATTCTCTTGTTGTCCCTGAGGTCACTTATCATGTCCTGAGAGTTCTCGTAAGGCTCTGCGTTATCAATGATCACGCTGTATCCCTCATCTATAATAGACTGGTACTGCTCTAAGGTCTCGTTAGCTAGCGCTTCATAAGACTCTACGGTTCTCGGATCAGCAGGGGTCTCTGTTAACGCGTCAAACGCGTCAGATATTCTTTTAGACTTCTCCTCGTCTAACCTCTTAAGGTTTTCAGTTCTTGGTCGATCTCTGCCAGTTCTTTCTGCAAGCTTATCGCTAATTCTTGTCGCGTCCGGTAGGGGCTCGTTTCTGAGCCTGTTTCCTGCAACTTGCTGAGGTACTTGAGCTGCTTCTGGAGCGGTAGGCTCTGTAGCTTCTCTAAATTCGTTTTGGAATTCTTCATCCTGTTCTAGTTGTTGGTTTATAAATTCAGCCTGCTCTGGTGAGGTGGCTTCTCTTAGTAGTATCTGATAGGCTGCCTGCTCAGCGTTAGCTCCGCGTAAAGTTACGAAAGCTCCACCTTCCTCACGAAGGGTTACGCGAGATATTTCACCTCTCTTGTTTCTCTTGATACCTTTCTTGTCGCTGATAAGCAACCTGTCCTCGAACATAAGGTTACCGTCGGTCATAGGCTTAACGGCTGGCTCTGCTACCTGAATACCAATAGACTCAAGCGTGCTAGATGATATCTCATCTACGTTACCTAGCTCTGTTATGTTTCCAGCTTCGTCCTCTACAACTACCTGCTGACCCTCTACGTATAGGTCTCCTTCGATTGGAGTTTCTAGAGCTGATCCTCCTAAAGACGTTAACGTGACAGGTCTGTTAAGAGCCTCTTCTACCGTCTGAGGTGCTTGCTGAGTTACGGTTGGTGCTACAGCAGGAGCAGCTTGTTCTATTTCGGTCTCTGCTACGGCAGGAGCTGCCTCTAGCAATGACTTTATCTCTCCATCTATGCTCTGGAATCTTTCGATCTCCTTAGACACAAGGGCTGGTTCTTTTCCTGCTATCTTAGATTTTAGATCGCGTTTCTCTAGTAGCAATGCAGCTACCTTAGATCTGTTCTCGGTTGGTATCTCTAGACCACTGAACTCGTTCTTAATATATGTAGCATCCTCATAGTTCTTTAGCGCCTTATCAGCGTCTTCACGAGTGATATCTCCATCCAACACCTTCTGATCAAGCTGGAACTTTAAGAACTTCTTTGTCTGCGGTACAGCTAGGTCCTCTGTATCTTGATCTACCTCAGGGTTACTGAACATATCCACAAGATCGTCGTACTTAGATGTCTCAAGTTTTCTATCGATAGCTCTCTTCTGAAGTGTCTGTCTTGTTATATTAGCTCCTTGAGTAGCTCCACTGATAGGTGCTGTAGCGAGACCACCTATGATAAATATATCTGCGTACTCCTGCCACTTCTTGTCGAATGCTTCCTCATCACCCTGTATAGCTAGGTCTGTAAGATTCTGTAAAAGCTCTGTACCGAGCTCCGAGCTACCCTCTAGCGCGAAGTCCTTAGCTGTTTCTTTAAAGAAGCTATTAAGTGTACCTTCAATAAATTCGCTAGACTTTCCTGCAAGGGACTTGAAGAATTTCTTACCTATACCTCTGGTTACCGTTTCTAGAGCTCCTTCCGCAGCTCCATATAACGCAGCTGTAGCAGATGTTTTTAGCCCAAGATCAGCACCTTCTTCCTGCAGCTCTCTACTTTTCTCTGCAGCTGTTCCAGCCGCTATAGAAGCTATACCTACACCAGGAATAAAGGCTTGCATTATCGATGGTATAGCACCACCTACTTCTGAGAATAATCTTGCTGTAGCCTGACCGAGTTTAAGGTCGGCGATGTCTTCTGTTATGGTCTGATCGTACTGCTTGAATGTCTCAGCTATCTCGTTCGATCTTACTCTTAGGTTTTCAGAAGCCTCTCTTGCAGCTGTTCCTGCAGCAAATTGGCCACTTATATTAGCCATAGTTTCGAAGGTGCGCTCACGCTCCTCGAAGGACATCTCGTCTAGTGTTTTCTTGAGCTCAGGATCAAATGCAGCGGCTACTGTTATAACCTGCTCCTGTAGGTAGGAAGGGATCCTAGTTATATTCGATAGAGTAGCGAGTCCCGTAGACTTAAATTTCTTAACGAACTCAGAGTCTTGAGGCTCCGATAAACCATCCTCTGAAGGTAACTCCGTATCTTCTTTTTTTTTTACGAAACCGAGGTCAGCTTTTAGCTGATTCATCTCTGGCATATCATAATGCTCAGACATACTATTTCTAAAAACGTCTAACTTTGTTTCGTCCTGCATATCCAAGACAAACTGATCGTAGTTAGGCATATCGAAAACAGAAGTAGCGCTTTCGTATAACTTTTTTAAGATCTCTTCGTTCATTAGTATGGTTTACGTTTAGATGGAGCTGCCACCTCTTTAATAGGGTCTAAGCCAAACTGAGTTCTTATCTGGTTTATAGTTCCAGGGTCTGTGATCGTTATGTCTTCTGTGGTAGTAACCTCCTTAAGTGTTGAAGGGCCTCTCCCTTGTTCAGGCGGTACCTCTTTAGTTGTGACGTAACTTATAGTCGCCTTATGATTGCCATCCTTATCAACTACATATCTTCCAATGTTTGCTGTAGGTATAGCGTTATTATCTACTATAATAGACTTAACAAGTACATTCTTGCCTGGAGCTGGGAATACCTGTATCTCTTGATCTTCTTCTTTATCTCCTACGACATTAACGACGGCACCTTGATTTTCTTTAGCGAACTTCTGAGCTGCTCTGTAATCTTGGTTTAGTTGCATAGAAAGTTGTTCTCCAGCAACCTCGTCTACGGTCTTCATCTGATCGATGCGTCCCTTGGCAAGGTCTTTCATATATGTTACAATGCCACTGTCAACCTCGTCTTGGTTTAGGATCTTAAACACAGAGCTAGGGTCTCTCTTAACCTCAACTCCTGCTCTCATAGCGATATCAAACTTGTCGGCGTCGTCTAAGGTATTAACTATATCTCTGATCGCCTTCTCATCGTTCTCGTTTAGATCAACAAGCTTCTCTACAACGGCACCTCCTTCAGTAACTCGCTCTTTACCTCTTGACTTAATGATACTCTCAATAACAGGAGTGGTATCGTACTTCTGACGTACATCTAGAAGTCTCTCAAGCTCATTGAATGGATTAGAAACCACAGCGTCACCGTCCTTGGTTAGGAACTTAAGGTTTCCAGCGTTATCCATAACAGGAGACGCGTTCTTCATTAGGTCGTCGATTCTTTCTAGCATCAACGTAGTGTACTCAGAGGCGTTGCCACCAAGTTCCTGTATCTCTTCTACCTTGGTAGATATAGAGTTAGCAAACGAAGCGTACTTATTTGACTGAGCGTTCAGCTTCACCATCTCCTGCATCATCTGCGGGTTAGTGAGCTCACCCTTATCGTACATACTATTGATTACGTTAGCTCTCGCTACGATAGAGTCCTTGATCTTTGCGTTAACGATATCTATATCGGCTAGGCCAGTGCCGTCAAAAGCTGAGTAGATCTCTTCCCCGAAGAGTCGGGTCATCTCCATCTGAGTAGCCTCACGCTTCTCTCTATCTCTCTTCTCCTCTAGACGTTTGTCCTCCATTATCTTGGCAAAACCCATAGAGAGCTCTCCAAAATTAACAGGCTGTACACCCTGACTGGCGTACTGTAGACCTTCGTAATATGCTCCGCTGTTCGCTGCCATCTATTGGTTTCTTGTAGGATTCGGTAAAGGGATAGCTGTTCTAGGAGTTGTGAATGCTGACGGCAACTGAACTCCTTGTTGAAGTATGTTCGATGCTTGTTGAGCTGTTGACATAAGTCCTGTAAAATTTGTTCCTCCTGCAGCTGCTTGCGCCCCAGAGGCTGCTCCTGCTGCTGAACCTAATCCCATGGTAGCTGCTGATAAACCTGTCTGAACAAGTCCCTGTAACCCAGCTTGAACTTGCTGTCTACCTGCAGCCATCTCGGCTCCAAGTCCCGCTATCTGAGAAGACTCTCTCTGCTCCTGCATAGCTCTTACATTGGCTTCATCCTGAGCTCTCATCTGCTCGATCTGTTGTTGCTGTACATCTAAACCTGTTGCTATCTGTTGCTGTGCTGCTTGTTGTTGCTGTTCCACAGCTCCAAGTCCACCTACAAGACCACGAACACCGCCTGATCTAAGCGCCTCAACGCTTGTAGCAAATCTTCTCTGTGCTTCTTGTGTCTGTAGCTCTGCGCCTAAGGTAGATATCCTCATCCCTTCGGTAACATTTCTTAGCTCCTGTCTCTGGAAATTTTCAAGCGCCTTTCTTGCTCGGCTTGCTCTAGTAGCTCCACTGACCGCTTGTGCTATAGAACCTGCTGCGGCTACACCTGCTGCAACTATCAATGGTATTGCCATATACTTTATATTATATCAAGCAAAGATACTAATATTAGAGGAAACTTTTGATGATCTCACTGTTTACGGCGAATAGCTCTACAGGTCCTGTGTCTTCGTTGGTTAGCTTAACGCTAGCGTAGTATCCCTTTAGACCATAGCTCTCAGCTACAGACGACTTAGCCGCGAAAGCAAAGCTGCCTACAGACGGAGAGGACAGTACAGAACCAACTGATACAGAGGTGCCTGTGACCGCTGTTATTGTTCCTACCTTTACTGGGGTTCCTATGACCTGGTAGTAGAGAGAGTCCCCTACGTTGATGTTGTTAGGTACCGATGTAAAGTTAACGGTAGATCCGCTTACAGATGAAACCTCACCTACACCTTGTACGGACAGTAGTTTTGTGTCCAGTACATCTTCCTCGTTTCTTTTGATGTACTCGTAGCAGATACCCTCCTTATCCTTAAACGACTCCTTAGACACGTGACCTGATATTAGGTTGGTATCTATCTCTACGTCCCAGTTACAAGAGAATCCCTCTAGCTCTATGGTCTTGAATATCTTAACCTCTGAAGGTGATGCGTTCATGATGACCTCAACGGTTGTGGGTTCTGAAGGCTGTCCGTAGAACGAGTTTCTGGTAGAGCTCTCCTGCTCGTGTATATAAAGCTGTCCGTTCTTGAAGCTATACATATCGTTGTTAAGGTTGACCATCATCTCCGGCTGGTAGGAGAAGAATGAAACCCATCCGTTTACTTTTTCGTCGTAGCTTAGTGTATAAGACATAGTTCTCTAGCTTGGTCCTTGAGTTATTTCTATAGTTCCAGACACCTGCGGAGTAACGTTACCTGATGTAGCTATGATCTGAGATCTTAGGGTCTCTGTTCCATCTCCGTTGTACGGACCAAAGGTAACCTCAAACGTTGCGGTTCCAGTTCCTGATGTAGATGTGGTGATCGTTATATCTACAGGGGTAAACTCAGCTAAAGCTTGATCTGTTAGCACCCACTCGGTGGTTGGATATACAGTGGTTACAGTATACTCTATGCCAGATTCGCCAGCGCTCGCTGCGGTAAATGGTCCAGTGATCGTAATACTCTCAGGGGCTAATGTAGTAGTAGATGTGCTAGGGCATCCGTAAGCCGTTGGTGTAACTGCTTGAAGATCTACCACAGGGTATCCACTAGAGTCAGCTTGAGTGAATCCAGACCACACGTAGTATACTGCTGTTTGCTGAGACAGGTCTGCATACCTTTGACCTAAGCCTTGATCCATTGTAGGTGGTGTAGATAGCTGATCTATGACAGTTGTTCCACCGTCACACGCGTTGAATATATAGTAAAGAGGTAGTACGTTTACAGCTTCAGAGTCCGAGTTGCTTACGCCACCTCTAGTGACATCAAGCTCTATAAGACCAGCCCCCGTTCCGTAAAGACCCCAGGTTACTTCTATGTCAGGGACAGATGCAGCGGTACCCGTTAAAACACTTCTAAGTGAACCGTCGTAGGTGCCGCCTGTTATTTCACCCTTAGTCACTCTCCAGGTGTAGGTAATATCTCCGGTAGTGGTTCCACCTACGGTAGCGCCGTAGTTGTCTACATCTCCCTGAACTATAGGTGCAGTAACACCTGTAATATCTACGGTAGTAGATGGAGGAGTACCGGTAGTGCTGGTGGTTGTTGATGACGTAGTAGTGGTTGTTGCTATTACTGTAGGGCAGTCTACTAAATCTTGGTACGGAGCTATGTAGTCAGGATCGCCGGCTACGTTGTTCTTAACTTCACTGGTAGCCATCCCGTTCACATACTTCCTTAAGGTCAATACGTTCTTTATGCCTGTATTAGCCACTATACAAATATTTTAAGCAAAGATAGTTAATTGTAGGGACTATGCCTCCCATATAGCGGACGTACACTGAGCACATATAGTACCCCAGGCGTGGTTTAGAACCTCCTTATGCTTATCGCTCATCCACAGATCCTGTAAACTATTTTCCTTCAAGCTACCGTACTTATGCTCCATATGGTAGTCGTTACAGCATAAAAATAGCTCTGAGTTAGCGTTGATGTGAAGCCACTCTGTATCTCTTTTACCTTGGCACCCTATAACTTTTTTATCCTTCTTAATAAACGGAGAAGATGAAATATAGTCATCAATGAGTCCAGCTCTATCTATTAGGTGCGGCTGCTTGAATACGTTTACGTTAGGGAATAGCGCTTTAGCGGCGGCAACCTGTTCATCTAGCTCTGTAGCGGATATATCAGGAAACTTAGGACCCTTTAGCGCTCCAGACTCCCTGTCGTGACCGTTGATCTGAATAGACAGTAGGTTCTTATTTTTAAAGTTATCTGCAGCGTACCTTACGTTTTCGTTTAGCCTAGAGAATAGCTGCTGCTTCATATTGGTTCGCTTCTCAAAAAGCTCAGCGTCTGTCCATATAGGTGCGTTAACGCATACTCCCCACACCACGTCTTGGTACTTGTTTATGATATCCGTTTTCGCAGGGGTAAGTGGTGTACCGTTAGTAAGCACAACCATACCTAGCCTAAACTCTCTAAGCGTTTCTAGCATCTCCTCGAAGTAGGCGTATATAAGTGCCTCATTGTAGTGAGAGGTATAGATACCATTGAACTGCTCAGAAACTATGCCGCCCTTGTTCTCGTGTATCTGCTGTATAACATTCCTAAAATCTTCAGGAGACATCTGGTTTACAGACTCCTTAGGATTTCCGTGATAAGCGACTGGACAGAACCAACATCCAGCGTTACATAACCCGTTAGGATCTATCTGAGCGTACCTTACTTTATCGACCATGATTCTTGACTTTCTTTAATTGTATTAAAATCTTCATTTACATCTAGGTGGTTGTATATGAGTCCAACTGGGTTGTTGAACCTCTTAAACCACATCCTGTTAGTTGTTTTACTTTCGTAAGAGAAGCGCAGTACATTGCTGCCCTGGTACGGATCTATATGCGTGGTGAAGTGGTAGAACCTTACCCTGCTACCATCCTCGTTTTGTACAACAAATTTACCATTTTCAACTGACAAAGTCTTCTTAAGTTTATGGTTTCCCCATAAATGCATATAGTGTTTGTAGTCTAGCTCAAGTACATTCACCTTGTCTTCCTGTACAATATCACATAAAGAAAACATTTCGGTGTTTGGAGCAGTGCCGTTCTTATAAGGAAGATCTATCATTCGCTGGACACTTTTTTCTAAAAGGTACTTGCTCCTTTTCCCGCAGACCATAAGACCTATATTAAATAAGTTTCCAGCTCTGCCGCCGCTAACGTATTCAGGAACAACAACCAGTTCGTAGTTGGCATAGGCTTCTACAAGATCGTCAAGGTTGTCTAAAAATAAAGTATCAGCATCAAGGAGTACTTCAACGTCACAGTCGCTTTCTAGCAAGCCCTTCCACTTAAAACCATATAAGCTAAAGTACGTCGTGAAGCTCCAGTCACCCTGAACCACATCTACAACCTCAACACCTATATCTCTAAGGTTCTGCTTCTTATCTTCATCTAGTAAGCTCCAGCTGTAAACTCTGAAAGGGTGTTTATGCTCGTAAAGTAGAAAGCTTTTATATAGAACCAGGAACTGGTTGTAGTATTCGTTATTTAGAAACGTAGAGTACCTTACCTTCATACTAAACAACTTTTTTTACCTACCTCCTGTATGTACTGGAAGTACTTCCATCCGGTCACTTTTGTATTTGCATTTGGTATCTCGTAGCCGTAAGGTAGCTGATCGCTGAATTTGCCTTTAAAGAATATACCCCTAGATTCATCAACAACACCAGCATTGTGAAAGAAAGCGTACTCTCCCCACCTGTTTATGTGATCTATAGCAAAGTGAAAGTTAAATTCCTTCGGAACTCTTGTTTGTTTTTTAAGCTTCCAAGCCATCCATAGTTCAGACCACATAGACATCGTCCAGTGCTGAAGCATAAGGTAGTCCTCACCCGCCTTGTCTTTTTCCTCCTTTATTCTTTGAGATATAGGTGGTATCTCTCTCCACATACACATCTGAAGGTTGTAGCTGTTTTGCCAAAACAGCGCAGGGACGTTTTTCATTAGCTTCTGTGCTCCACCAGAATTACTTTGCTGCTGCAACAAAAAGTCTACAGGTATACCTGCTAGGTTTGACATAGTATTTAGCACCTCGTCTCCTTTAGACTTTATATACTCCGCGCCTATATAAGATACTGTATCTGATAAATACCATATATCGTCATATAGGAAAGGCGAAAAGTCAAATGGTCTAGTAAAAATAAAGTCAGCATCGTGGAAAAATATAGCTTCGTTTTCTAGCCAAGGATTTGCTGTCCAGTGTTTTTCTAAAATGTGCGCCTGTAGAGACGGCTGGTATGTGTTGACACCTCTTGTATCTGGGTAAAAGAAAAAGTTTACATCACTATAGCAGGTCTCCAGTTTCTTCCAGTCTTCTAGAAGTTGTGGGCTCCCTTCATCTGTACCTAAAACAACGTGTATGTCCTTAGGGTCTATACCCATATCGATAAAGTTGTTCACGTACACTTCGACTTCCCAAGTGAATCTTGGTATGGCTGGCTGGCAACTTAAATATATCATCTTAACATATCGCTTTATCTATTACTGTACCTGAACTATTCACCCGTATAGCAGATCCGTCCACTGAGATGAAGTACCATAAGCTACCTCCGTTGAAAGTATTGCTACAGCTGATATCTTCGTAGATTGTGTCTCCTACGCCTGGGTAAGGCAACAATCCGTTATGTCTTCTTCTTGTAGGCGCGCTTGCTCCGCTACAAGCTGTGCTGCTTGTTGAGCTACCAGACGTCTGCATAAACAACTGCGTACAAGGTGGCGCTTCCGTAGTACTAGTAGTTGTTGTACTAGTCGACGTTGAAGTCGTTGTAGGAGGCGCTGCCGTAGTACTTGTTGTAGTACTTGTAGTCGTTGGAGCGGCTGTAGTACTTGTAGTTGTTGGAGCTGCAGTTGTAGACGTTGTAGTCGTAGGCGGAACATATCCACAGCTTGGACTGTTAGGCTCTATAAGCTCAAAGTTCTCTCCACAGTTTCCATCGGCGTAGTATCCGTATAGATCAAATCCAATACATACCGTACTTACAAGTGTACCTGCCGGAGGACAAGTTGTAGTCGGAGGAGCTGTTGTCGTGCTCGTAGTAGTACTTGTAGATGTCGATGTACTTGTTGAGGTAGTACTAGTAGACGTAGAAGTACTTGTTGAAGTTGTCGTTGTCGGTGGGTTACACGTATTACAGTCAGGGAATGATGTGTATCCTGCTATATCTCCATTAGATCCATCTCCACCTGTAGAAGTGTACTGGTAACACGTACCGCCACTTTGTAGCACCTGGAATCCTATAGGACTTGTGCTAAACACCTGTAGTGTAGCGCCGCCCGGGTTGTCACAATCTATAAAAATAGCGTAGTTCAAAGGAGCTGCAGTGGTACTAGTTGTACTTGTTGTGCTTGTTGAAGTACTTGTAGATGTAGAAGTACTTGTAGATGTAGTTGTAGTAGGATCTACACAGCTTATATTTATAGTTGTGAAGCTATACGCTCCAGTTCCGTTGTCATAAACTGCTACATAATACGTTCCGTTAGCTAAAGAGTTAGCGTTCTGAATACCGTTGTAGTTAGCTACATTGTCAAATCCAATAGCAGATGTTCCTATGTGATAAGTAAACGTAGGTCCTACTCCGCCAGACTGAGATAAGTTTATGTATCCAGTACCAACTCCGCCAGCACAGTCGCTATCTATAATCAAGCTAATTGTAGGAGCCGCAGTAGTACTTGTTGTGGTTGCAGTAGGACACCCTGTAGCAGTTGGTATAGCCGCTTGTAGATCTACGATAGGATAACTTCCAGCATCGTTCTGAGTAGTTCCTGTGTAGGTGTAGTACTTGTTAGGTGTTACAGAGAAGTCTACGTATCTCTGTTGGTTAACCGAAGGCGCCGAAGCTAGTCTATCAATAACAGTTGTGCCTCCATCACATGCGTTGAATATGTAGTATATCGGAAGAACCTCTAGGTTCTCTGAATCGCTTCCAGACACACCGTTAACGGTAGCTGTAAGGGCAACTGTACCCGTTCCTATATCTGTTCCCCATAGCACATCTATGGTAGCTGTTCCAGCACCAGCGGTAATCGAACCTCTGGTTACAGTCCAAGAGTAGGTTGGGGTACCCGTCTCTGTAGACCACACCTCAGAGGTATACTGATCTGTTTGACCCTCAAGGATGAACGTAGGTACATCTTTAACGAATACTATAGTGGTAGGCGAACAAGACTGTACCGAGTTAATGGTTCCGTTGGCGGCTACGTTAAGTATATCGCTAGTTCCTTGTACCTGGTACCAGTAGTTGTCGCCGGCGAACGGCACCGAAAGGTTAGTATCTGTGTATATCACAGTGTTAACACTTAAGGTCTCGTTAGTGCCTATATAAAGTAGCAGTGTATTGGTTCCACCTACACCAGCGCAAGCATAGCTAGTAGAATCCCAGCCTGAGCCGTATGAAGGGCTTTGCTCGTAAAGGATAACCTGCTGGTACGCTTGAGTACTAGTAGTTGTAGTCGTTACAGGACATCCAGCTACTGCAGGAGTGATCGGCTGAAGCGGAGCTATTGGGTATCCACTAGAGTCGTTCTGAGTAAACCCGCTGTAGGTGTAGTACTTAATGATCTCACCACCAGAGTAGTCAGCATACCTTTGCTGAGCTATAGTCGGAGGTGCGCTCACCTGTCTAGATATAACAGTAGTTCCTCCGTCACAAGCGTTAAAGATATAGTAGATAGGTAGGATAGTTATCGTTCCGCTATCTGTATCGGGAACACCGCCTCTTGTAGCTGTAACAGATATAGATCCTGTACCGGGCTCCTGCCAAGTTACATTTACAGTTTCAGACGTAGATGATCCATTTATGATACCACCCGTTACGCTCCAAGCGTAGGTTATGGCACCTGAAGTGGTGCCGGTAACTACGGCTGTGTAGTCCCTAGAGTTGTACTCTAGTATATTAGTAAAGTCTCCAGATATATCAACTATGGTCTGAGTGCCGGGTTCCTGTACTATGGTAATATCTCCAGTAGCGCTTCCTCCAACCTCACTTACCGTGATCACAGAGCTCAGTGTCTCTGTTCCGTCTCCGTTATAAGCTGCGAAGTCTATGGTTATTGACCCTGGCCCAGTACCTGTTGTAGGGGAATCGAAAGAAAAAGAAATAGGACTGAATCCAGATGCGGCCGCGTCAGTGATCTGCCACTCCGTTGATGGGTATACTGTATTAATACTGTACACCTCTCCCGTCTGTCCCAGTGTGTCTATATTGGTGTCACCTGTAATAGTAAGGGTCTCTGGACCTAGCGTGGTTGATGTTGTGGTGCTGGTAGTCGACGTACTGGTAGTCGATGTAGTAGTAGTTGTTGCAGCTGTAGTTGATGTTGTTGTGGTCGACGTTGAAGTCGTTCCAGATGTTGTTGATGTAGTAGTGGTTGATGTAGTGATACCGTCTTGTAAGCACTCGTACGTATCTTCTCTCCAGTCTATCACATTACCTCTAAGAGATATAACGTACTGATCGTTCTGAGGGTCGTATGTTCCTACGGTTCTTACCCCGTAGGTAAGGTTGTCGTTGAACCACTCATCCATACCGTAACCCGACACAGGTATAATACCATTTGCTCCTAAACGAAGTACAGATCCTCTCTTCTCGTCAGCGAAGAATATACCTCCCCCCCATCGAACCAGTGAAGCCTGACCGTTAGTGATACCATACTCACCCTGGTAAGGTACATCCTGACCCAGCACTGTGTTTGACTGAGCGATAGTACCGCTACCGTCGGCAGCAAGTATAACGTTTTTGTTATATAGTATCCTAGACACCCTGTTGCTCTGGAACACAGTTAGATCTCCGTCGGAAGACAGTATCCTAGCTATGGTTCCGTAGTTAGCGTCTAGGTCCTTGTAGTTCGCTGTAGATAGGTTGAACTCGTTTAATCCGTTGTAAGATGTGGTTGACTCGTACGCGTTACTGTAGGTAAGCGAAGCCACTCGATTGATCTGCTTGTAGTCATCTATGGGGACAAGTGGCTTAGAGTCGTTAAGCATCTTTTTCTCATTGAAAGCGTCAGCGATCTTAATAGACTCGTATCCGTTATACCACCCGAAGCAGTTGAAGTAGTCTAGATTAACCACAGCGTCTGTGGTACCGAACACCTGATTGACATCCCCTAGGTGGTTGCCACCAGCATCTATACCGTATGTACCAGGGATCTCGTAGAAGATCTCGTTAACAGAGTTTTCGTAGTCTGTTTCAAATATAATAGGGTTCTCTAGCTCAACTATCTTCATATTGAGGTCAACTCTAACCCTTCCGCCACCGATGTAGTTCGCCGGAGAAAGTATACATAAGAAAAGATCTCCTGAAGGAGTTATCTGCATCTGCTGTCCGTCTAGCTTAACAAGAGATCCTCTTCTGAACATAACCTCTCCTGCGGTCTCAGGGTGCTTCATCTGAGATAGGACGTCGTCCTCCCAGAACCACTCCTCCATATTGGCATAGTTGTTGCTAGCGATAAAACGCTGGTATACAGCGCCTTTAATATTTTCGGTGGTCCCTGAGTCACCGGTAGACTTACTGTCGTCGTACTCTAGGGTGATTATAGCACCTGACTTTATAGCCTCAGAACCGGAGCTCTTACACTTGAACAGCATTATGGCGTTTCTTCCGTAGCTGTCCACAGAGTCTCCTCCGTCCCATCCATCCGCTCTCTCTAAAGACTTTGCGTTTATAGCCCACCTATCATTTAAGGTATGTCCTGTAGAGGAGGTGAAGTTGATCGATAGACCATCGCCTAGTGACAACGAAGTTCCTGCAGGATATCCAGCACCAGAGTTATCATCCCACGCACCTACAACGTCTGTAGCGCAGTCTCTTCTTCTCCACTTAAATGTATCGGGTGTACCTTCACTAACTATACGTACCTCGTACCTGTAGTCAGTGGTACCTGTAAATGTGCCGGACGCAGAAAGATCGTTAGTACCTGTACCGTAGAATACAACGGACTCTACGTAGGACTGGTTCGTGTTGAAGTCGTTCTTGGTAGCGTCAGATCTAAACGCGTAGCCTTCGTATCCAAATGTACTAGCAGAGGTCTCATCTAGAAAGATGTCCTCTGTATTTATCTTTATATAGGTACCAGCTTCCTGTCTGATGTTCTCCTCAGAATCGTCCTCTAAGAAGTTTCTTTCTTTGAACTCCGAATCAAGCACCTTGACCCTGATCTGAGACCCTTTAAGTCCAGAGGTGTCTGACTTAACAAACAAGAAGTCGCCCTTATTAACTTTGTTGATGTCCTCGCCCTCTAGCTTTATCCATGCGTAGATACCTTCCTTGTAGAAAGATACAGGAGATATTACGTCGTAGTCGTTTCTGCTTTGCTTTACAAAGAACCTGTAGTTCGTAGCCCAGTCTGGAGCTTTAGAAGATATAGATACGCTAAGCGTGTTTTTCTTATCTGAGGCAGAGAATGGTATATGGATACTGTTATCCTCGCTAGTAAACGGAGTGGTCATACGACCCTTACCGTCAAGGTAGGTGATACCAACCTCGTAGTCCATATTAGACTTAAGTGATGTGTGTGGCACACCCGATGTACCGGCCGTAGAGCTGAGCTGTAACGACAGTTCTGGTGAGATAGCTACTCCGCCGTAGCTTATGTCATATCCTTCGGTATATCCACCGAAAACAACTCTGTTACCTATGAGCTCAACCGCTTTAGCGCTTACAGGGACGTTATCGTACACCCTTCTGGTCTGAGAGATGTCTAAAGCCTTGAATACCTTGTTGTTCGTGAAGTCAAAGTTATATGAAGCGTTATCCGACAGGCTCTTGGTTTCCTTACTTATCTTCTCTAAGATGTAGTAAGCGTTCGTATCTGACTCCTTAGCGATGACCTCTATCTTTCTTACCCTACTACCGCCCGTGTTTATAGTAAGCCTTGCCTTGTTCTTGTCGTTGAACATAGACTTGTTGTTACCTGAGTTGTAGTCGTACCTAAAGGTGCTAGGCATAAAAGCAAACTCAGAGAACGGAGAGAGCGCACTGATCTCGTTGTCCTCGTAGATGTAGCGGTAAGCAAATGAGTAGAACTTGTCCCTGATGTTGTTCTCAGCCTCATTGGTCTCTATAAGCGTAACCTGTGGAGCGTCTATAGGCGGAGCCTTGATAAGAGATATCTCAGCTAACGTAAAGTTGTCGTCAGCTATAGTGTTGTCTACCCTGAAGTACTTAGGCTCACTTACACCATCGGTTAGTAGTATAAACTTCTTACCGTTCTCCTGGTCGTTAAGCACAGCCATATCTACGTATCCTAAGCCACTGAAGTTTAGAACCCTAGTCCCAACTGGTCTTGTGTCCTGAAGTATTATGGCTTGAGCTCCCGTCTCTCTACTGTATGAGCATACATAAGATCCGCTGTCTGAAGATACAGCCCAGAACACAGTATCGGCACCGTCGTCGTCTACCACACCAATACACTGTGCATTACTTCCCAAAGAAAGTGAGGTGACCTGCAGGTTAGACAAGGTGTTCTCGATAGCTCCTACATCAGATCCGTTAGAGTTGTTTACCCTTACGTTAAGGGCATCTCTATACTCTCCATTAGGAACAAGACGCTCGTCGGCGTCTTTATTCATCTTACCAGATGTAAAAAAGCTTTTTATCTTCATTACTTAATCCACTTATCACGACCTCTGCCTGCCTGAACCAGATCCATAGGGTGTACGTCCATCATTCTTATCTTCAGGTTCTTTAGCGCAGAAAATGCTTCATTCTTCACGCGTCTCACGATGTACTCCTGTACACCGAACTTGTGGTTTATTATCTGGTTAGCGATGTGCTTGTATAGGTAGTCCTCAGCTAGTTTATTTACCTTTATATCAGATTCAGCAAGATCGTTTAAGCCATCTGTTACGTACTCAATAACTATAGTCTTACCGAACACGTCAGAGCTAAAACGAATAACACCTAAGTTTTTATCGATGCGGTACGTACCGTTGATGTTCGCTCTAGATGTCTCCATACCAAAGCGAGCACCTGGGTTGTACTCGAAAAGAGCGTCGTAGGTGTCGTTATCTGAGTCGGCCTCTGCTATATTAATGTCTGTAACCGAATCTGCCTGAAGCGCTTCTCCGTTCTCGTCAAATAAAATGTTGTAGTTGTTGTCCTGAAGGTAAGCTGTTACGATCGCTGAGTCGTTGTTCACTATCATAGGGTGGAAGCGTCCGCGCTCATCAACCCACGAAAGTCTAACGAGGCTCACGAAGTCCTTAGGAAGCTCTAGCTGAAGGTCATCGGGTAGATCAAGCTCTAGGGCCCTAACGTCCTTTAAAGCGTCGTAGTGAAGCTCCTGAAGCCCTCTCTTAGCGTGAAATATAATGTCGTACCTATCAACCTCGTTGATGATCTTGTTATCTCCTACGTAGAATAAGTAAAAGTTATTTATGATATCGGCTAAGCTAACGTACTGGTACCCTCCCCAGTTTGTGCTATTCTGATAATACTGCTGATCTGTTAGTGCCATCTCTTACGAATTTTGCTTTTGTGATTCAAGGACGTCAGCGTTGTTAGCGAACGTAACTACGTCTGCCTCTCTTATAGTCACTCCAGCGAGCTTACATATCTCTATAACTAAAGAAACGGAGTCATCCATTCCTAGTTCAAAGTCTTGGTAGTCCGAAGCGCTCGGGTTAAATACAGGTTCATCTAGAACCAGAGTATATGTCCACTTGGGCGCTATAGGGTTCCTTACATATACCAGATCTATACTGGACGTAATAGTAGATGGCTTAACTACAAAAACGTTATCCTTATCTACGTACACAGGGTACGAAGCGCTTGGCGCTGTAAGGTTAGCGTTATCTACAAAGGTCTCCTTATATATAGGTATCTGTACGACCTCGTTACCGTTGTATCTTATAGAAAGTGGCTTGAACATATCCGCAGGCTTCGGGTAAACCGCACCTGACTTAGTAATGCTCTGTACCTTAGTGAATGCGTCTATATTGGCCTGTATCTCTCTTACTCTGTCGCCGTAATCCGCGCTCAGCCTTCTTGCGTTCTTTAGGGAAACCATTCTAGCATACTCAGCGAAGTATAAGTTGAATATACCCTGCTGTGCATGAGCTGCGTACGAATTAAACTGCTCGGGCGTAATATACCCTCTATTCTCCTTGTTGAGAATGGTTAGAACAGTATTTCTTACGTGGTTAATCATCTATGAATATTTTAAGCAAAAATACAAAAAAAAGGGAGGACTAATTTGTCCTCCCCCTTGCTGTACCTATAGTGTTGAGCTATAGCTTATTTGTGATACCCTGAAGGACATCCAGCCCCTCATCGGTCTTGAAGTACGCGGCTAAAGCGCTGTAGACGTTCTCTCCGTAGGGTACGGTAACGATCTTTTCTTTCTTGCCACTGTTCCAAGCCACCGTTCTCTTGTCGTCAAGGATCTTGATGATACCCATCTCAACAGCACGTACGGCTAGGTTGCGTAGCTTGATATTCTCGTCGTTAGATAGCTGAATAAACTGCCCTGGATTATTCTTAGCGTAGATGAGCATATCTCTTCTAATTTCTTTTGAGCTCATTGTATTGACAGCTGAACGAAGCACTACCCTGGCTACAGCTTCAAGATCCTCGATCTCCATCTGTCTAGCCATATTCATAGCCTCAAGCTCAGCCTCAACTGTAGCTAGTTCCTCCTCAGCTTTTTTCTCTGGGTCAAACTCAAGAAACACCTTACCGTTATCAGGGTGCTTACTTAAGAACTCCTGAAGCAGTGTATCCTCTTTTCTTACGACCAGCTTGCCGTTATTGAAAACGATAGCAGGTAGAGACACGTCTCCGAACTGTTCGTCCTCGAAGATTGATGTTTGGTTTGAAGAGAAGCGTAGAGATCTGTAGACCTTCTTATCCGCGTCAAAAAACTGTAGTGGTTTACTTGTGGTGTGCCTTGAACGAAGGATGTAGTTCACTGGACTGATACCACCGGTGAGTACGTATACTCTTTCTTTTAGCTCCGAAGATGGAGCTGCTTTTCTGATTGCCATTGTATTAGATTTAAGATTAAAAAACAAAGGTAGTAAATACCCCCGTCACTAAGACGAGGGTAGTCTACCATTAAAATTACTTCAGTAAGATGAAGTTGTTAGCTCCCATAACACATAGAGCACGCTCAGACAGGAAGTGAACGCTCATAGCGTCGATATCGCTGTTGTTAGCGCCACCAGCTGAACCAACTACCCAAGACTTGTATTTACGGTCCTCAGTAGCAGTTTTGCGGTACTTAACGTGTAGGAAAGGAAGAACAACGCTCTCACCCATAACTTCGTCATAAACGCTAGTAGTACCAGCAGGTGCAACTAGTCCGTCAACACCAGAAGCTAACGCTCCAGTAGTAGGATCGTTAAGGTATTTCCAGTCAGTTTTGTAGAAGTCGTATCCAAGGTTGAAACCTTTGAATCCAAGGCTAAGAGCCATCATATCGTCGTTATCAAACAAACCATAAGAAGCGCCAGAAGAACCGAAGTTGTTCTGAGCTGCAAGAACTTGATCGATCTCGAAAGAAGTTGTACGGTTAACGAACATTACGTTCTCCTGAATAGCTCCTTCTTTGTCAAGAACTTTTACTAGGTTCTCAAGATCTGAACGGTCAGCGATAGAACCAGTGGCGATGTTACCTCTAGTTTCTACTTGGCTGAACAAACCTTTAGTTCCCTTGTATCCAGCAGAAGCAGCACCAGAACCTGAAGCAGCTTGCTTACCTTCGATCAAAGAAAGCTCTAGGTAGTCTTCGAAACGCTTACGAGTTTCTGACTCAGACTTAAGGTACCACATATAACCTGACCCTTGATCAGACTCTACTTCGATCCAACCAATTTGAGCCATATCAGATCCAGATACTTCGTACTTATCTTTGATGATGATAGGGTTAGTGGTTTGGATGTCCTTAGGAGCCTCTAAAGATCCAGTCATACCGCCAGTACCTTTCTTAAACTCAGAACCGTAAACTGAAACAGAAAGTCCAGTTGTAGCAAGAGCAGCAGCAAGGTTAGCGTTCTCGAAAGAAGCAACAGTAAATGTATCGGTGTCAGCAGCAGTGATGATAGCTTTCTCGATAGTACCGTCAGCATCTTTGATGATAACTGTTTGGTTAAGTCTGAATGGGTGACCAGCAGATGTAATCACGTCAGCAGCACGGGTAGCACCAGTAACAGCAACGTGAAGACGTCCTTGCTCAGACCATTGGATTACGTCAGAAGCGAAAGGAACCTCAGCTCCTACTCTTCTTAAAAAAGAAGACACAGAACGGTTACCGTACTTTGCGAATTCTTTTTCATATGTGTCAGGAAGATACTGAGAAGTAAACTCAATATCAGCTCCTAGGTAGTTACCTGGAAGGGCAACTTTGCTTGGCGCAGGAGTGATTGTAGCAGTTCCTATCGCCGGGTTAAATGATAATGCCATTTTTGTTTAGGTTTTTTAAAGTTATTTTTTAAATTTTAGTGAGTTACCACTAGGTCCATCAACTTCTCGAAACCTCAACCCCTTCACCTCAACAGGCTTGTTATCTCTAACACTCATGCTGATGTTCTTGGTCTCCTTGACTACACCCTCTATAGCGTCTGCCTTTCCTTGCTCGTAAAAGTAACGAGCCATAGCATCTGCGTTGGCTGCAGCAAAAAGAGCTTTATGATAAGAGGCCGCATCCTTGATGTAGCCTTTCTCGTCAATATGCTTGTTGAAGAAGTTGGTAATATCAGACTGCTCTGACTTTACCCGATCAACATCTTTAAGTTCAAACAGCTGCTGCTTCTCACCGAGATCGAACTCAAAACCTTTGAATTCCTCGTTAAAAAGGCCATCTGTCTTCTCTGAAAAGAACTTTGACCGCTCTTCTTGAAGTTGAGCTTCCCTCTTGGACTGCTCATTATATTCACTATAAAAGCTGTAGGCTTCCTTGTACTGCTCCGGTAGGTCAGCTTCACTTGACACAAGTGGCGCCTTATACTTTTCCTTCTGCGATTCAAAGTAGCTTTTAGCTTTGAATAGTTCGTCTTTCATTGCTACCTTCTTCTTCTTGATGTCCTTAGCGTCATCAATATCCTCATCATAAGAAAACTTATCCTCGATAAGGTAGCTAATATCTTCGTCATCCAGGTGTGGACTGTTCTCCTTATAGTACTGCTTAAGTAGCGATGTCTCGTCTACCTTAGACCAGTCCTTCTGAAGATTGATGTAATCCTCAAACGTTCTACCGGTCTCTTTCTTGTACTTCAGGAACGCATCCACGTCCTCTGGTAGTGGTTCAGGTTGTCTAAGAACGTCTTCTATCGACTCGATCTCGTAGCGCTCCTTTAGGTAAGCCCTTACCTTCTCTTCGTCAATATCCGCTTCAGGTTGCTCTACAGCCTCCTGCTCTACAGGTTCCTGCTGCTCTACAGCTTCCTGCTCTACAGGTTCTTGCTGCTCTACAGCTTCCTGCTCTACAGGTTGTTCCTGTTGTCCGATAACGTTTCCGTTCTCGTCTTTAAATACTAGATTCATATTATATTAAATTTAGGGCAAAGGTAAAAAGATTTTATAAACCTAACATCCCTTCAAGTCCAGAACCAAGTGAGTCCTGTCCGTCGAAGTCAATAGGGTCTAGATCCTGATTCCTCTGCTGGATTAACTTTGATTGCTGAGAAGCCTGCTTAGCGGTTCTCTGATCCTTACGATCCTCTTTGTATTTCTCTTTGTCTAGCTGAAACTGTATCTCCGACTGCTTTATCTGGCCGTCCATACCTTTCTGTAGCTGAATGAGCTGAGCCTTTAGCTGGAACTCCTGCTGCATACGCTCCATCTCTATCTGAGCCTTAAGCTGAATAATCTTAGCCTCTGTCTCTGCCTCTACATATACGGTCTGCTGCTTCGCCTGCTCTGCGCTTAACGTCGCCTGCTGGTTGGCTTCAGCCTGTAGGGCTATGTTCTCCTGCTGACGCTTCTGATCCATCTTCTCCTTCCTTCTCTTACGTACCTTAAGTAGCTGAGAGGCGATCTTGATGTTCCTTATAGATCTAATGTCTATAGCGTCGTCTATGTCTATCTTACCTGCAGAAATAGATATCTGGATGTTCTGCTCCAGCATATTTCTCTCCTCCTCGTCAGGGTGTAGCTCGATGTAGATACCAAAGTCGTGCAGGTTAAGTTCCTTGATCTCGTCAAGAAGCTCTACGCTGTTTCTTCCTATACTCTTAATGAAGTCGTCCTTCATGTCGGAGTACTCTAGTATATCAGATATCCTGTTGCTGATGCACTCAGCAAGTCTCTGTGTGATAAACAGTCCTGACTTAAGTACGTGTCTTGTAGCTGTGTTCGAGTTAAGTGCAGCAAGCTTCTGTATACCAACCAGAGAGTCTGGGTCAGGCATACTGCCGTCCCTAGCTTCGTTAAGACCTGTAACAGACCTAAGCATACTTAGGTTGTAGTTATACATATTAATAAGCGAGCTGATCTTGCTATTGGCTCCAGATGAGGTAAGCTCCTGTACCGGAACCTTTCCGTGATTAAACTCACCCTCCTCGGTCATAGACCTACCTACAACTGAACCGGTCTGGAAGTACATATTAAGTGCCTCCTGCGGCGTGTAGGTGTTACCGTTACCTAGGTTGATAGAGGTTAGTCCATCTAGATCTAAGAACACCCCGTCTGGGATCATCTTAGAGGCTACCTGCTGTAGCTTTAGGTGTATAAGCTGTATCTGGTCCGCGAACGGAACCATTCTCTTCACCAGTGAGTCGATCTGTCCCCTGTACATCTTAGGTGCAGAGACTACAAACGGAGGGAGCACCTTCTGAACGGCAGACTTAGGTCTCACCATATTCTTCATCACCTCCCACTTAAGAACGTAGTTGGTACCCAGAACTACAACGCCCTCGTACCACACGTCCATCTTTCTGCTAAGCACCTCGAATCGCTCATCGTTAGGGTCTGGATTAAAGTCCCCGTCTTTCTGGATGACCTTATCGTTGCCTAGCGCCGTCTTCTTCTTCTTGTACTTGATAGTTCTGTCAGTCTTATAAGCGAAATAAAGTAGAGTAGCAGTATTACCATCAAAGTTTGTGTTGTTCGAGTTAAAGGTACCCTTAACCCCTTGGTATGTGTCCCACTTGCTTGACTCCTGAGCGATCTTCTTAAGATCTTCTTTAGTAAGCGTTGGGTCTATCTTCTTTAGCTCTGTTATGTTTACGTTCTTGACCTCTCCAAAGTAGTAGCAGTCCTCAAAGTAAGGATCCTCTGTTGGGCTAAATATAAAGTTAGCTGGGTCTACGTAGTCGATCTTGATACCGTCGTGCAGGTTAAAGGAGTGCTTAGCGACAGATATCCCCACAACCGTGGCGTCCTCGTCAAAGCGCTTCTTTAGTAGCTCGTAGTTGTTCTGCTTTAGTATAGCGTCGATTGCCTTCTCCTCTGCGATCTCGATGTCGTCCTTGTAGTCGATCATCATATGCAGGTCAAGCTCGTCATCGTTCTGTGGTAGCGAGTCCGCTTCCATTGAGAACATATCCTGACCTAGTACGGCACCTATCTGCTCGAACAGGTCCTTGTTACGCATCTCGGTCTGTATCCTGTTCTTATATACCGCCTTCTTATTAGAAGACACTGGATCTACAGCTTCTGCCTTGATATCAAACAGCCTGTTAGACATACCGTTCACAACGATGTCCACAAACTTAGGGATGATAGGAACAGGTGTCCAGTCTAGGTTTAGGTACGATATATCCCCGTTAACGGAGAGCTCGTCCTTGTACTTCCTTGTAGACTGCTCACCCATCGCGTAGGTGCGTAGCTTATGATAGGTATCCCTGCTGTTATAAAATCTAGATGATCCACCACCGTCCCTTCTAAACCATTCAGACTCTATTGCTTTGCCTACGGCTAAACCGTACTCAACAGAATTCTTTTCTGAGTCAGAGGCTAACTGGTCGGGAAATCCATACGCGGAAAGATTTACCATATTCTCGAACTAACTATACCGTTATTATTATACCTTGCAAAGGTAATATTTATTTCTTTAGCCCCCTTTTCTGGCTTGGTCAGGTACTTCTGGTTCGCCATTATAGCGAGACCCGATGAAACGGTGGCATCAAACTTCGTTCTTTTTGCGATATCGTAGTTCGCCCAGTCCAGTAGCGTACGGTTAAAGTACATCTGACCGGTGCCCTCGTCTCTGAGTCCTACGTGCTGCTCTATGTAGGCTTCTATAGCCTCTGCGTGTATAGATATAACCGCTGGTGATGAAGGTATACCTCCTAGCTCTCTCTCAGCCTTAGACAGGTCGTTCTTGTGCTTATCTGGTCTATCTACGCTAAAGGCTCTGTATCCCCTGTTCTTTAGGTGGTAAAGTAGACGCGGCTTGTTGTTCTCTGCCAGTATAGGCATACCGTAGAAAACGATAGCCATCAGCACGTCCTCAAAGAACAGCTCAGCTGTCTGCGGCCTTGCTATGTACTCCAAGAAGAACTGGTCACTCGGAGCGTCGTCCATATTGAACTTGGTTAGGCCGTGTAGGGCTCCGTTAGAGCCACCGCCGCCAACAGTTCCTGATATGTCATAGCTGTCACATCCAAATGCGCCAATATGAATGTTCCCAGGATGTTTCTTTCCATCTTTTAGTATTACGTTGTTTCTTAGCTCAGGCTTAGGGATCCAGGTTACTATAAACTTACCCCTGCTGTTAGGTGTCCATATCACCTGCGAGTCTCTTATACCGTCCTTCCAAGAGAAGTCACCCCTCTTGATCACCCTCTGAGCTTCTAGCCCGTCGTTGAAGTCTATCTGCTCGTAGATGCGCTGCAAGTTAAACAAACTATTGTTCGCTTCGTCACGAAACGCGTGAGATTCTGTTCTAGGAAACTGTCTGTAGAACTCGTTAAGTGCGTCTGCATCTGTTTTTAGTGAGTCCACTTCGTTCTCCCAGTAGTCTAGCACGCCCTGCTCTATCACGTCACCTACCGCATCGAACACAGGATCCTCTGGCTTCCTGAACACAGGTTGCCCGTAGCGGTCTATGAACCCCTCAAAGTTCCACTCCATAGGGATGAACAGCGAGTACATACCGCTCTTGGTCTGTCCGTTTGCGTTACGCTCCGTTACATCAGAGTCCTCGTACATTCTCTTAAAGTTAGACCCCCCCTTGTCTAGTGCGTTAGAGGTTGAACCCATCATACACTTACCGATGATACGCTTACCTAGACGCAGTGTGGTCTTCACAACTCGCCAGTTGTTTAATATATTATCTGGTGGGAGCCACTTACCTGATTCGTCGTGTACTAGGAACCGTAGCTTCTCCCCGTCGTAGCTGTTGTCTCCTGTGTTCTTCCAGTCTATGGTGGTATCTAGCCCCTCAAGTACTGAGCTCATAGAGGTGTCCTCTATAGACTTACGCGTAAGCTTTGATGCTGGAACGCGGTAGGCGAGCTCCGTCTTAGGTCTATCCATACCGTCCTGTATAGGCTTGAAGAAGAACGGGTAGTTTATCGATATCGGTACCACCTTGTCCGTGAACATCTTCTTGGCGTCGGACCCTGTCTTGGACAGTATACCGAAGCGTGCGTCTGAGGTGATGGTAGCCTGGTTAACGATCTCAGATGAAGACATAAACGAGAACCCTGAGCGTCTGTTCTTAAGGTAGCACATACCGTAGCAGCGGTCATCCGCCTTACAGGCTTCCCAGAATATGAAGTACAGTCTGTTTGACTCCCTGAAGTCAGGGTGACCTACGTCGATCTTTGTCCACTGAAGGTACATGTAGTGCGAGCCTGTTATGTAGGTAGGGGTGCCGTTGTTGTAGAACCAGAAACCGTTCTCTCTTCTATCGAACTCGGTCTCTATGTAGCTTACCCAGTTGCTTTTGAAGTCTGCGGGGTACTCGTTCCACTGAAAGATGGTCTTGATCCTGTCAAGCTCCTTGTGTACAGGAAAAGGTTCCCAGTACTGCTCTGACTTTTTTGTGCTTCGTTTATGCGGACCATCAGGTACTGCTGGTAGTCCAACTCGTAGGTTCTGTATCTCGATAACTTCGCCAAGTGTTCCGTCTTTAGATATTATAATGATATCGTACTTAGAGTCGTATCCGTACTTCCACGTCCTAGACCTGTTCTTAGAGTTCCTTACCGTTGAGGGTACAGCGTCAGGGATGGTGACACTAAGCCTTCTTGGTTCTTCCCTCGACGAAGCTGTGGAATCCTGTATCTTGCTTAGTTTCTTGGCCATCTAACTTATCTCTTTCTAGCTGTATTCGGTTAAGCATATCAAAGGCGTCGGTCATCGCTTGCTTCTTTGTAGCTGCGGCGTTCTTCAGCCTGTCTGCTGCCAGATCGTGGTCTGGATCATCTGTTATGATCTCGCTTCGAAGAACTTTGATTAGCTCGTCTACAGCACGCTCTCCAGCTTCTATGATGCGCTCTATTCTTCTACGGTCAGACATATGTCGTTTGTTTGCATTCGGTACATCTTCTCTCCGTCTACCTCGAACTCGTACTCGCTGTTACGCGTGAACCCTACTAGGGTGCCTTCGGTTATCCCCTTGGACTCTAGAACAGAGTTAGAGTAGACCACCACACCTGTGTGCTTCTGCTCCTTGTCGGTTCTTATGACCTCAGAGTCCTGAACGTAATCGATTGGCTTCACAAAGCACCAGTCCCTGGTAGCCTTCCACCTGTCCTTGTGCTTGAACAGGTATACTCGCTCCGGGTCTACAAGGTACAAAGAATCTCTGAAGTACTCGTTAGACTTACGCTTACGCCCACGCATATCAAGGTAGGTTCTAAAGACGTTGTGGTGAATGATTACCTCTGAACCCTCAGGGATCTCAGGGTCGTTCGACCTCCTTAGTATACCTACCCTGTTCACGTAAGCTGCGTCCTCTATGGTGGTGTTAAGCACAAGCTCTACGCCATCAACGTCCTTGGTGTTGTTATACTCAGATCCGAGCGGGGTGATAAGGTGTCCGTAGCGTGGGGTCATAGGAGGTTTATGTTGTACTCTATTGTTACAGGTACGTTCACAAACTTTTTCCACTCCAGTATGATGCCATCTGACTTGATAAGCACACCCCAGCCGTCTTCGTACTCGACGATCTGTTCTATGACGTAGTTCCCACCTAAGACGTCCTGCCCTACGATGTAGTGCATAGCGTTCTTGTAGTCGGAGCCTATAGAAAGCTTCCTGATACGCATTAGGTTACTCCTGTTCTATAGCAGTATACGTACCGTCCTTAAGGTCTATTGATACCTTACCGTACTCTTCCTCTAGCGTTGTCTGCATCTTCTGTAGCTCGTCCTGAGCCCCCACAAGCTGGTGTAGTAGAATGTGTTTCTGACCCTCTAGGTCGCCCACGTAGACCTTAAGCTGCTGTACGTTGGTGTACTTCTCGTTAAGCTCTTTAAGTTGTTCTTTAGTGATCTTTGACATGATAAATTAAATTATAGTTGCACTACAAATATAGGTAATACTATTTAGTGATCTGTGCTTTTAAATCGTTTATTTGCTGTTGTTGGTTGTCTATGATTTCTTTTAGTTCTTGAATAGCTTTTGTGAGAACAGGTATAATAAACTTTTCGTTTACTCGTAGAGGGCTTTCTATTACT